ACCATCCATATATTACAAAATCATATTTTCCCTGGAGTTTTTACGAGCATTAAAATGTATGTAAAAACACAGGTTTCTTAAGAAATCCTAAGGTATCCTTAAGGATTTTATGAACAGTTCGTAGCCCTCCTTCGTCTTGTCATCAGCATCAGCAACGTCATCAAACTCACCAAGGAGTTCTTCAGCCAGTTTGCGAGAGATGCGAGATATCTTGACATCCTTTGCCTCAATTTCTTTCTTCAGACGCTTGTTTTCTTCGCGCTCCTTCTTCAGACGTTCAATTTCTTTCTTCATTTCCTCTGTTTCTATGGCAATGTCATCTTCTGACTTCAGTTTGTTTGTATCCTCTTTCAAAACAAACTCTCTCCTTTCTATGTTGACCTCGTGAGACCCGGACGTCTTCTTATGTCTATAGGCATTACCTGATTTTGTAGTTGTATAACCACACGGACAAATGTATACCGGAAACGTATGCACGTCCATTGTATTTACAAAGAGAGTCGGGTTTGTTTTTATGATTTATTGTCAATATGACAATAAATGACAAAACCCTTGTTTACAGAAAAAACACTATAATCAAGTGATGTTCGTAGCCTATTTACAATGTTTCCGCGTTGCCGGTGGCAATGCCGCGCAGTCGGCCGATGGTTTTTTAATTTTGTAAACGACGAACGCTATCAACGCCAGAATAACTATAAGAATTGCAATCAGTATCTTGGTGTCCATTTTAGTACGGAATTATTTTAAAATTGCCCGCCTCCCAAAGTAAATGGCCATATCGTGGACAAAATTGTCCGCAATTCCCCTGGTCACGTGCGAAAGCACACACACGTGGGATTTTTTCCCGACGGTGGCAAGAGACCATTTTTTAATTATTTCCTTGGAAGGCGAATTAAATACGATAATGGGAGTGTTATCGTTTTTCCAGGGGGCGCTCCCGGGGGCGCATTCCCAGAGGCGGCCATACAAGTAGTCCGTCATCTCGAGGCACTCTGCCACTTCTTTCTCGAGGTCAACAGTGTCGAAGAACTCGTTCATGAAAAAGGGTGCATGACCATTTCTGCTCCCGGAAACTGTGACGTCTTTCTGTGCGATGACTTCTTCAAAGTTTTCCACGCTGGTCGGGTGGTCCTTCACGGAAACAAACACCCCACTCGGGAACTTGACGCCGGGCCACTTGTGGCAGGAGACCGAAATGGAATCAAAGAGCTTGTATTGGTCATACCCGGGGCGGAGGAAAGGCATCACGAACCCGAAGAACGCCGCGTCCGCGTGAATATACACGTCTTGTTTTCCAGCGAGGGCAATTTTTATGTGGGCCACGTCGTCGACCGCGCCAAGGAACGTGGACCCGATGTTCGCGAGGATAATCGCGGGTCTTGAGTGGTCAACGATGCACCCGAGTTTTCGGGCATCGAGCTGGCCCGTTTCCGTAGTGGGCACGACGACGGAAACCAGCTTGAGAATGTTTGCGATTTTCTTGATGGAATAGTGGCTCTGGTCGGAATAATACAACACTGCGTCGGGGTATTTCTCGCGGGCGATCCAGAGACCTTGCATATTCCCCTCGGACCCCCCGGACGTCGTGTATCCCCACACCTCGTTTATGTCCACGTTCCACAGATGTGCCACGTTTTCGAGCATCTTTAGTTCTTCGGGGTGGGTGTGTCTATCGAATGTCCCTTCTGGCGCGAAAGGATCTCCCGCGTTGTTATACGACACGCGCAGAGTTGGAGCAGCACGTGGAAACTGTCTGTTCAGGGTGCACGGATATCCGATGGCTATAAATCTGGAGTAAGACCGCATGCTACTACACTAGGCGAAAAAAAGATATGAAAAAATACGAAGTATTTATAGTATTTTTATAACTGCATTAAATTTATAAACGGCAGGCATGTCTCCAGCCAAAAAGAAAAAGTCTGAGTTAACATAAGCATTTCTTACCGAAATACGGTCTTGTCCTGCTATGGCAAGGAAATTTCCAAATAAGCATAACTTATTTTCATTATACACAGGACTTACCAAAACATCTGTGCTATATGTATTGCCTTGCCTTACTACCCCTGTTCCCACTTGAGATTGATACAAAATTGATCTGTAACCATCTGTTGTAAGACCGGTACCAGTAGTAGAAGCATTTCTTAGTATAAGAGATAAGTCGTAACTATACACTGATTGGTCTATTGTATAACCGCTAGGAATAGAAAAACAATATAATCCGTAACCAGCTGTACCAATAGCCTCTAATTTCAAATTAAAATTAATCACCATAGTTTTGCCAATAACAGTGTATGCACATTTAAATACATAATCTGCAGGAGCAGGAAGTGTAGGGTCAACCCATGGAGACAAAGGATCGTATCTCGTAGGTGCTGTTATAGTAGGGGTATATTCAATCCAATTAGAACCAATACCGGTGAGCAGCGAGCCGTCGCCGATGAAGAATGGCGCCACGACATTTCCTAGGGCGTTAATTTGCCCGCTGACGGCCACGTTGCCCCCGGAGAACCTGGCATTCCCCACGTTTCCGAAGGTCGCTATGACATTCGACACGTTCGCAAATGCCCCCGTGATGTTTCCATTCAATATGTCAAGGTTTGCAGTACCAGGGAGCGTAGAAGATACCCCCGTCAGCAGCGAGCCGTTACCAATGAAGAATGGTGCCACGACGTTTCCTAGGGCGTTCACTTGGCCGCTGACTGCTACATTGCCTCCAGATACCCTAATATTTCCAATGTTTCCAGAAGTTGCTATGATTGTCACCACGTTCGCAAATGCCCCTGTGACGTTTCCATTCAAGATGTCGAGGTTTGCAGTCCCAGGGAGCGTAGAAGTTACCCCCGTCAGTTGCGAGCCATTTCCGATGAAGAACGAAGCCACGACATTTCCGACGGTATTTACCTGGCCGCTGACGGTCACATTCCCTGGGGCGACTACATTGCCTCTAATGTCAATATTTGCAGTAGCAGGTAATGCAGCTACTATATTCCCAGCACTCAAATTTCCTACTTGCAGTTGATTTATATATGAGCCATTGCCAAGAATTGTTATTTTTCCTTTCAATGTCATCGTTCCTTCGTCAGAATTGATGCCACCATATGTGAGCAAATCCCTCTTGAAATCGCCTCCTCCCATGATCGCTAATGTTATAATACAGAAAGATTTAAATATGAAAAATATACGAAATATTTATAGTATTGTTATAATTGCATTAAATTTATAAACGGCAGGCATATCTCCAGTAAAGAAGAAAAAGTCTGAGTTAACATAAGCATTTCTCACCGAAAAGTCTTGTCCTGCTATGGCAAGGAAATTTCCAAATAAGCATAACTTATTTTCATTATACACAGGACTTACCACAACACCTGTGCTATATGTATTGCCTTGCCTTACTACCCCTGTTCCCACTTGAGATTGGTATAAAATTGATATGTAACCATCTGATGTAATACCGGCGCCAAAAGTAGAAGCATTTCTTGTTGTAATAGACGTGTCGTAACTATATACTGATTGATCTATTGTATAACCGCTAGGAATAGAAAAACAATATAATCCGTAACCAGCTGTACCAATAGCATCTAATCTCAAATTAAAATTAATCATCATAGTTTTGCCAATAACAGTGTATGCACATTTAAAATCGTAATTTGCAGGAGCAGGAAGAGTAGGGTTAACCCATGGAGCACCAGTGGGTGCCGTTATAGTAGGGGTATAGGCAATCCAACTAGAACCAATACCGGTGAGCCGCGAACCGTCGCCGATGAAGAAAGGTGCTACGACGTTTCCTAGGGCGTTAATCTGTCCGTTAAGACGGATGTTTTCGCTATCAATAGACACGTTTCCAATGTTCCCAGCCGCTGCGATGACACCGAGTACGTTGGCGTAAGTCCCTATGACGTTCCCGCGGATGTCAATGTTTTGCACACCAGATGCTGTAAGACCGGTGAGCTGCGAACCGTTGCCAATGAAGAACGGTGCCACGACATTTCCTAGGGCGTTCACTTGACCGCTGACGGCCACGTCCCCCCCTGAGAACAATGTGTTCCCCACGTTTCCGAAGGTCGCTATGACATTCGATACGTTGGCGTAAGACCCTATGACGTTTCCGCGGATGTCAACGTTCTGCACACCAGATGCTACGACACCGGTGAGCTGCGAGCCATTGCCGATGAAGAACGGTGCTACGACATTTCCTAGGGCGTTAATTTGTCCGTTAAGACGGATGTTTTCGCTATCAATAGACACGTTTCCAATGTTCCCAGCCGCTGCG